GGCGTTTTTGTATTCCTGGGTGACCTCGAATTGGCCGGTTAAGTTGTTGATTAGGGCAAGATCGGATTTGAGATCGTCCATCCGCATTGGGGCCTTGGTTTCAAAATCATCCCCAACCGTACGCTCGTCGGAGAAAACCATAATCACGCGGGACATGAAGCCTTGGCCCCAGGCTTTGTCGGGGAGGAGGGCCATTAGGTTATCAGGCGTTGATCCGCAGATCATGTTGATTTGGGGCGAATCGATTTTGGTTTTAACGTCCCGAGTTCGGCGGGTTTGGGTGTATGGATCGGGGTCGTAAAGGGCGGAAAGCCCGTCGGTCATTTCGGGATCGAATTTATGAATGAACGCCCCGAGTTCGTCGGCGGAAATGTAAAGGGAGTTGTATTCCAGTGGCTCATGTGGAATGCGCATAATCATTCGCTTGGCGACCATCAAGTTGTCGACCAACGACGGAAAGGTCATACTAACCGGAGCGAAGTGCGGATCGGGAAGGCTTCGCACCAAGTCCCTTGACGCACGAATTGATCGGGTCTTGCCCACAGCTGGATGGCCCACGATCATCACGTAGAAATTGGGATAGATATTGGATGTGGTATGTAGCCAGACCTTTTGCTCCAAGGTCGCCCCTAGAGCCGAGATCGCCGACCAACGCCGATAGATCGCGGGGGCCTCAAGTCTTTCGGTTTCCGCGACGAATGATTCGATCCAAGAGGTCAGCTTCCGGGATTCGGGTTCGGCTGTCGGTTCCTTTGTAGTCCTGGAGCCCGTTTGGATTTTTCCGTGCATCGTACTTTCCGCGATTCCACCCCACTTGGCAATCGTAGGGAATTTCTAGGACCCGGCCCCCTGCCAATGGTACCGGGATTGTTAGTTGGGCTTTGAGTTGGGGAAGGATTTCATCTTCGATTTCTTCGGGGTACTGGAAAGTCAGAGCATCATGGTCTTGCATCATTAAAATTGCGGTACGCTTGCGCCAGATGTTTAGCATTGCGGTGTTGACGATGTCAGCCAGGGAGCCTTGTGGATCGAAGGCGATGGCTGCGCGGATGGTGTCAGGATCACCTCGACGACCGAAGAACCAACGCTTGCGGCCCATTAGGGATATGAGATAGCCCTTGGTCCACAACTGGTTGGCTACCCATTGCTGCCATCGTTGGTGGGCAGGGAAGGCGGTGAAGTATTTGGGCTGGAAATCCGTAACAACTCCAATAGGGAGTTTGGCTTGTGTAGCGAGAGTGTTAGGTTTACCCCCATAATTTGATCCATGGCCGAGCTTTTTGCACATAAAGCGGTAAGTGTAATGTCGGTAGTATGGGGTTTCGGCGATATCTTTGTCGAGCTTAAGATTATTGGTCCATTTAAGTTCAGGCCAACAGATTTTAGCGACCGCTGTATGAACGTCTCCAGAGTCAACTGCGTCGAGGTATGTTCCATCCCCAAAGAGGTTCCATTCGATTGCTCCGACGACATAACTTTCTCCTGATTTGGCGTCAAACTTCGCAAACTTCATTCCCGGGTCACTAATGAATATCGACCGCAAAGACTCTTCGATATTCTGTAAGTTGCCCCCGGTTCCATACTCGCTGTAAGACGATGAAAATCTTCCAGTGTCGGTCCCCGCGATATTGTATGAAGTCCGCATGCGTCCGTCAGCATCAATGTCTGTTCGGAGGACGCCAATCTTTTTAGCAATTTCTCGCATGGTAGACATGTGCGAGATAATCGGTTTTGCAATTGTGTATGCGTCCATCTTTTCCAGCGCGTTGCGATCGACACTTGGGCGGCCTTTCTTTCGGATGGGTGGGATTTGGAGGCGGGTGTAGAATAGATGTTGGAGATCGGGATTGGAGCGCCAGTTGAAGGTTGGCATTCCGGTACCTTCGCACACGATGCGATGGAGGTTGTGTTCGAGGTGGTCGAGGGTTTCGAAGTATTCGTCAAGGACTTCGGACACCCTGGCTCGATCGATGCGGACCCCGCGAGCGTTCATTTCCAAAACCGGTCCTTGAAGGGCCTTGGAGAATTCATATGTCGCCCGTTCTTCCGGATTGGCGTTGGAACCGGGAGTGAATTTGATTTCGTCGAAGACCTCACGCGTGATGCAACAATCGAGACCGTTGTAGATTTGATCGTTCTCGAATTCGGAGAAGGATTTTGGATCGGTTTGGGCGGTGTGGATTATTCTCATTTAGTATAACAGTCTAGATGTATTGCTTTATAATACCGACGAAATCCTTCGGGTTTATCTTTATCGATTGGTTCTGCAAGGGCGGCTATTGGACCTTCGTATCCTTTTAACGATAGACCGCATATATCACAATGAAGATCGTCGGTTGAATTTATAATCAATGCCTCGTTCATTCTTCCCTCTTAACCGTTTCGTGTTTCTTCCGCATGTGCTTCCACGACCCATGGTCTGTGTAGATCGAGCCAAGGTACCCTAGCCCTTTGAGACTTTCTGGCTGCCGCGCGTGGTGCGCGAGCATCGTGTCCTCTTTCGCCCCGAACGTGCGGATGCCGTAGGAGCGGTAGAGGAAGTTGATGTCGTAGACGCCGTTTTGAAAGAGTTTTGGAATGGATGGATTCTCAAGAACTCCACGTATAAGCTCCCAACAATGCCGTTCATCTGCCGCAGTAGGCCAGTAATTATGGTCCTTTGCTCTGGGGTCATCGAACGGTATAACAATCGCAAGGTCTTTTCGGGGGGCGAACCCAATACACGTAACTCTTGTTCCGCTTGTTTCAATATCTGTAGAAAGTAAGTCGGCGTTAAGTACATAGGACGTAATGAATCTTTGGATATCATCGAGCGATGGTTCGATCCAGATTTCACAGTTTGGCCTCCGAAGTTCGGGGAAAGCGGATTCGCGCTTGGCCTTTATGAGGTCCATAATTGTTGTGGGTCGGACTTCCCATTGACGAAGCACGGCGGCGGGATGGTAGATTGGAAGGAGTTTGAAATCGCTGACGCAATGGTCGCTTAGGAGAGTGGTTCCGCGGAGTTTGGTCACGCCGGTTTGACCGGTTAAGGCCCACAGGGCGGTGTTGCCAAGGCAGAGGATTAGGTTTGGATCGTGTTCAACGATCTCGTCTCCAAGTCGATCTAGCTCCGGTGCGAATCGTGCATCGAGATATCCGCCCTTGACCATCATTGGATATCCCGGAAGGGAATTGGGTTTTGGTCCACAGAGTGATTCAAGTTTGTTTCCGTGGGGATGGAAGTTGAACACGTTTGTGCGAAAGACTTCGTCGGAGTGATTGGCCCAAACTTCGTGAATTGATCGCGGAGTGCCCTTGTCGTAGTATTGGCTTATAAGTCGTCGGTCGGCTTCGGTCAGGGTGATGATTTTGGCTTCATCGAGTTGGCGCAAGAGTTCAACTCCCGATGGCCCAACGAAGGAGGACCCAATGCGATCCTCCTCTGCGCCTCGGGCTTCGCCTAGGATTACGATTGGGGTCACTTGAGAATCCATTCCACAAGTTGTCGGAGTAGAAGTCGGATTTGACCATCACGAAGTGGATAGTCGTGCGACTGGCCATCAATGGAAATACGAAGGGCGGGGCGCCCCTCGATCGTAATTAAAGTCACAAGGAACGCCCCGTCCATTATTGCTTACTCCTCAACCGGCGCGGTTTTGCTAATATTCGCGTACACCGCTGTGCCATCGTTTGAGGTCGCGTGCTTGATCGACCCGATGAATTGGCAGTTGGGGGTGTTGTCGAGGGCCTGCTTGGTGCTGATCCCATCCTCTGCGGCGCCGCAATGGACAAGGAATTCTTGCAGGCGATAGAGCGAGTCCTCGGTGACATAGAAAGTCAGTCGGGTCTCGAAGTCGGACAGCTTGCGGGCCGAGCCGTCGGCTTTCTTGGCCCATTCAGCGAGTGCATCTTCGTCGACCGAGTCGAGTGCTTCAACGCACTTGCATTTGAATTCGTAATATGGGGTTTGCTTCTCCTTGGATTTGTCGTATCTCGGCATGCCTTGGATGGTCCAGAGATATTCGCCGACGGGAAGGGGCTTGGGACGATCGATTTCGGTAACGGGTTTGTTGAGAATGTCTTCGAAGCTCATGTGGTTTTCCTGTTTGGTTGGTTAGAAAGGAATGTCGTCGTTGGATTTGGTCGAGGGTGGTGGTGGTGATTGATTTGGGTTTACATATTCTGTCGCTTCCTCCATTATAAGACGACCAATAAGATCGAGATTGGATTTGAGTGAAGGTGGGCGAACTCCTTCGGGTAATTCACCTGCCTTGACCAAAACCGTATGTATATGTGTGAGCATATATAGACGTTCTTGATCCCTGTTGTCAGACATCAGGCTCTCCTAAGTGTGGGCTTGGGTTTCACTTCATCGGTTTTCGGCGCCCCACGAATTACGCCGAAAATATCTGCCAGACCTGTGTCGATGGGGTAGGATTTCGCCATGTCGAATGGTCTGACGTTTTTGAGATCAAGCATCGAAGTCGCGCCA